CGTTTAACCAGAGTGTCTGCCCGTCTGCTTTGTGAGTATACATTTTCGTATATGACAGGGCCGACATTGATTTCTAACGCACGACTGCCGAAGCCCAAGCGGTCAACAGGGATTTTAACTTCTTTAAAATTTGAATCGTATACCTTAAACATAGTTTAGCCTCCCCGTTGTTACCCCACGCTTACTGGTTTGCCTTGCGTTGTATTTATCATTCGCTCTGCCGATGTCACTTTCAGTAACACCTGATTTATCCTCAATTCCCAACAACACATTAATCACTTGTGTCATCTGATCGATTTGTGTCTGTTGGTTATTTATCATTCTGTCATAGTGCTTGCTGTCGTCTCGACCAATGCGGCCACCTACAGCATCATACAGTTGGTTCGCTCTGCCACGCTTAGATGCGCTTAGCGGAATTACTGCCTCAGGACCATCCTCAGCTATCTCTGCAATCTGACGTTTCGTGACGATACCGCCATTCGAATAGCCATTAATCACTTTGAGTGGGTTAATTGTGTTTGTGTTCAATGCGTCACTACCTTGTTGCGCTTGGTAGTGAACGTGTGGGCCGGTCGTCCATCGACCTGAGTTACCTGTTCGACCGATGATATCACCCTGGCTGACCGACCCTGAACCGCTTACACTGCTCATGTGCATCCAGAACTGTCTCAGTTGTCCTGTAACGAGCTTGGCGATCTTACCGCCGCCTTCATTCCAGAATGACGATAATTGACCGCCCATCGGCGCTCTGACTGTTGTGCCGACAGGCGTGCGGAAGTCTACCCCGTAATGTCGTCCACCGTTGAAACTGGTCGGATATCCGGGTAGTGGTCTATTCGGACTGTAACCGGCTGTGATTGGATAGTTCATCCAAGCATATTTCTGTCCGCTACCCAACGCGCCCTCGTTTTCTTTAAAGATGCCTGTCAACCAAGATAGCGCTTTTTCTTTTAAGAAACTGAACGCACCAGATGCCATGTCACCAAAGAAACCACTTAAACCTCCAAAGTCCGGCGTGACCGTGTCGATAATTGCTCCGAATGCCTTTTTAGGGTCTGAAATGTAGCTCCATACGTTGCTTACAACATCTTTTAATGTGCCTAGCAAGCCTTTTTTACCTGAATCGCCACCCTCTGTCCCAGTGCCTTGACTGAATCGAGGGATCATACCAGAAGCAATCAGTGATTGCGTTTGTGCGCCGTTGAATATTTCATCGCCACGTTTTAAGTTGACTTCAACATCTCGTCCTTTAGGCGCATACAGCTTACCATCACGGCGTATCAACTCTTGTGTAGCGCCACCGAAACCATTACCTGGGCCACGGTCATTTACAATACCGATCATGTCCTCAGCGATTGCACCGTTCATTGTGCCGGTGGAAAATCTGGCACGGCTGGCTGCGAGACCACCTCGAATACTGCCGCCACCCGATCCACCACCGCCAGTGTTTATGCTGATCGTTGGTATCTTTTTAACACCAATAGCGCCGAGTACCTTGTTTAGACCATTGACGACACCATTGACAACACTGCCAAGACGATTGCCTAAACTCTTGCCCATTGAAGCCACACCATCCACGGCTTTTGAGGCCATGCTTTTAATGGCTGAGCCAATTCTTCCTGGCAATTCTTTGGCGCCATCGACCATGTTATCGAACAATTCTGTCGCATCGTCCCATATATCACCAAAGAAGTCCGTTACACCTTCCCACATTGATTTCGCTGCTCCGACCGTATTTTCTTTCATTGTGCCAAAACGGTCAGAAACGTCGTCACGAATATCTCCTGCTGCGCTGACCGTATCAGAAAGGGTGTCTGAAAACCATCCAGTGACACCGTCCCACATATCTTCCGCTCGTCCGATAGTGTTATCTTTCATGTCACTAAAAAACCCTGTCACATCATCTTTTAAATCCGAAGCGTAACCTGTAACATCCGACCATAAGTCGCTAAACCATTGAGTGATAGAATTGTACATTTCTTTTATCCTCATAATGGTTTTGTTTTTCATTTTTCTAAATTCTCCTGTAACCCGGTGATATATCAATTGAACTCGTTCGGTAATATCTGTCCATAGGTCTATAAACCATTGTTTGGCTCCGTCAAACAACTCTCCAAATAACCTTAAAGAATTGTCTTTCATGTTGCCAAAGAACTCGACCACTCTATCCCAGATGGATTGTGCTGTATCTTTGAGTACTTCGCCAAACCTTGACCAGTCACCCTCAATGAGTGCCGAGACACCCGATATAATGCCTTGTACAAGGTCCATGGCTACGCCTATGACAAGTTTTATTTTCTCCCATACATTCTGTACTAAGAGGAGGATCGTCGGCCACAGGACGCCCCATATCCCCTCTACAATAGGTGCGAAACGCTCGAATAAATCTTTAACGAATGTCAGTGCAAAATCAACTGCAACTTTAATACCGTCAAAAACATTTTCTACTACTGTTTGCATCGCATTAAATATCATAGTGCCATCTGAATCCCACCAGGCTTTGATATCTTCAAATACACCGACAAAGAATGTACCGACTGCATCGAGCGCCAACTGTATTTTGAGTTTCATTTCTTCAAACTTACGTCTGATTTTAGCTGTTGTTTCCCAAATCGTTTCAATTGTTTCATCACTTAGACCGATAGAACGCAGTAAATCAATGCCACCCTCTGTATCGCCTTTGAAGAATGCAGTGACACCGGAAATCGCATCGATCACTTTATCCTTGAACTCCATCGCTGACTCCCAAGCACCCATAAACCTATCTTTCAGCCCGTCAATGAAGTTCCTAAACGTCTCAGACTTGTTGTAAGCTAAGACAAATCCCGCAGCTAGTGCGGCAATGCCTGCTACAACTAGACCGACTGGACTGGTCAACGCACCAATTGCCACGCCTGCAATCTTCAATAAAGGTGCTAAGGAAGCGACTACTTGGACTATCTTACCGACAACCATTAATACAGGCCCTGCCGCAACAGCTAAACCTGCCAACACCCCAATAACCTTTTGTGTTGTTCCGCTTAGATCATTCCACCAATTAACAACACCCTTTACCGCGTTGATGATGCGACCAAAACCATCACTGATTTTAGCGCCCATTTCAGTTGCCCATTCTTGTGCAGCATCTGATTTGAGTAATTCCATAAACTCTCCGATAGAGTCTTTAGAATGTTCAAATACACCACCTAAAAGATTCTCGCCGAGTATACCAATCCATGCTTTAGTGTTTGCGACCATGCCTTCCCAAGAGTTGGCGTAGGCTTCGGACATATCCCCAGCGAAGTCATCCATCACAGTTAAGAAGTCCTCGGAAGTTACTTCACCTGCAGTGACCATCTTACGAAATTCCTCCATGCCGACACCCATACTGTCCGCCATTGCTTGCGCAAAACCTGGCATACCATCCTCGATCATATTCAACTCTTGAGTCATCAGTTTACCTGACCCCTGCACACGGTTAAATATAGAAGCCATCTCGCCGACATCACGGCCAGAGCCAACGGCAGCGTTACCTACCGCTTTGATGTAGGATTCCAATTCTTCGCCTTCGTCCACTCCGGCAGCTAATGCACCGGCAGCGATAGAAGTACCTTCAGCCATCGTCATCGTTGTGCCTTGTACAGCGTTAGTAACTTGGTCGGATATACGCTCTACGTCTTTGACTTCATAGCCTAAACCTTTTAGTTGTGCTTGTGCGGAATCTAACCCGACAAGGCGTTTCCAACCAAATGCAGCAACAATACCGCCGGCAGCGGCAATCGCACCAGCAGCAGGCGCAGTAATATACTTCGTCATACTTGAGCCGATAGAACTCATGTTTTTGCCGACGCCATCCATCTTACTTTGCATCCTCGACATTTTACGCTCAAAGTCGGATAAATTCGCGCCAATTCGGACGGTTAATCTTTCTTCCATTTAATTTCCTCCTTTCCCCATAAATTGCATCATGTCATCTAAATCTTCTTTGGTCGTAACTGTGCGCTCATCATCTTTTTTCTCATCCCCCATTAAATCGGAAGCGGAAACTGGATTTTTAAGATGTGGTAGCAATGACCATGAAGCGTGTTGTGCCATCATGCGCATTTCTCGATCTTCTCTCCACAGGTACGCCTCCATAGCGATATTGAATTCTGCAAGCGTTAATTCCCAGAACTCTACCGGTTTTATATTCAGTATTGCAATGGCATACTTCATTAAATCCTCGTATTCCCATTGCGTTACGCGTTTTTTACTTCGTCGTCCTCATTGTCGTTATCCTCATCTTCATCGTAGTCCGATTCGTATTCATCATCCATCGCTTCTCTGAATGCTTTGTACATTTCTTCACTTAAATGTCCGCCTTGATAGAATGCTTCTATTGCTGGTTCATAAAGTTCATCTTGCGTTTTACCGTTCTGCAATTCTTTTTGTAGCATCTTAGCCACGCGTTGCGGTGTGATCCCTTTATCCTTATGAGATAACCCTGCTGTATACATCGCCATCAGCGTTGTGTAACCTAAGTTACTAAACGACTGCTGGAATCCTGTACCAACCATTTGCTCATATTTCATCATTGCGTTGAAATCATAACGTAATTCTTTTGTCTTGCCGTCTAGTTCTACGAATACTGGTTTAACCATAATAAAAACACTCCTCATATTTTAGATAAATAAAAAAAGAGAGGGCGACGCCCCCTCGTTTACGCTCCTGCTGTTTCGTCTACCTTTTCGTACTTACCTTGCCCCTGGAATGACATTGAATACGTCATCACGTCATCCATTGGCGCTTCGATAGGGTACGATGTCAGAATTGCATCGCCTGTATATGATTTTCCACTCGGGTTTGTCCAAGTGACCTTAACCGCCTCTTTGTTTTCAAATGCTTCTTCTAAAGTATCCAGAGCCGAATCGTCAGCCAGTAACACACCATCCGTGTCAATTGACCATGAACCTTGCCCAGCGATTGAATAGCCCCAGCCTGCTACTTGTTTATGCGTTGCATCGATCGTGTTGACTTCACGGTTTAATGTTGCACCACGTTGTCCACCGATAACCGCTTCATCAACTGATATTAAAACGTCTACACCTGTTTTTTCTCCTGCCATTATGAATCTCTCCTTTAATTTTTATATCGTTTTATATTGATCTCTAAAATGCCGTGCAGTAATGTGACAGCCGTTGTGTTATCTTCTATCACTTGACTGTTTATATCTTCCCCGCGTACACCGTACTCGCCTATAAGAGCAACTTCGGCATCGTGCATCATATTGGTAAATGTGCCACGCTGTCGTGGATTATCATGCCAAAAGTGAAGCGACACCTGTATATCTCCGTCTAAGTCCTGTTTGTGTATTCTGCGGTTCTGTTTTAATGCTTCACCCACACGAACGAACGGGTACGGTGTACCCTCCGGCGGATTGTAGTCATAGACTTTATCCTGGCCGAATAGGTTCACCATTACCCGTCGTATGTCAGTGAATATCTGTTGTTCAGGGTTCATTTAATCACCCTTTTCTTATTAAGTTGCGTAAATCGTTCATGAATATTGGTGCTTGCTCACGTGCTGCTGGTCGCATAAATGGTTGTGATCCCATATACCTAGTCCCAAACTCAACGTACGGACTGTATTCTGCGCCCGCAGTGATATACCCAGCTAATCCCGTTACATCTACACGCATTGTGATCGAACGTTTCATGAAGCCGGTATCGACTGCAGCTAACCGCATTGCTGTTTGTTGAGCTTGTGATGTGTTTCGTTTAACCACACGTGCGACTTTATCTTGGTTAAAACGGTTACTGATAGCACGCACCAACTCGTCGCCGCCCTCGATAACAATTTTCGTCATTACACACCACTCACTTCTAATACAGTCTTGTGTCTGTATATCTTCCGACGATCTGATTTATACTTCCTACCGTCAATTAAGATGTGATCAAACGCACCGTCTATAACGTCATTCACTCGAATAGTTTTGGCATACTGTCTAATGCCGCCATACAAGGCCGCCATACGCTCTGTGCCTGTATCAGTAACATAAGCATACACATCACTTAGAATGTCGTCAGTGACGATATAATCACCTGTGTTGTCGTCGTACTCCTCTTTGCCATGCGTGACGAAAGTAATTAGTTTGTCGGCTCTCATAGGAATCTGACAACTCCTTTCGTCGGCGGAACGATCACCTGTAAATCAATGTAAGCCTGTATCGCGTGTTCATAGTCGGATAAATCTTTATCAACATACTTCGCTGTGTGGCCGTCCATCGATTCACTTTCCATACCCTCACTGCCAATGCGGTTAAATCGAGCGATAGTACACTCTGTGAGGATATACTCTAATTCTTCGGGTATTTCTATCACTTCGAGCAATGACTGCTCTAAGCGGCTAAATAAGCGCCTCTCGTACATATTGTAGATAGCAGCTATTTGTTCGTTATCCACACCTGTTAAAGTTTTGACTGTTTCCAGTGACATGATCAATCACCTAATTTCTGTTCTGCCTTTTCAGCCTCGTCTTTACCTCTGACCTTGCTGCCGTCTGACAGTTCATAGTGTCCGCCGCCCAAGTGCCACGGATAGTCCGCGTTACCTGTCGGCGCTTCGTCCACAGATTCCTCAATGAGTCGCTCGCCAATCTTATTCCGCTTACCTTTAAGTTCAGTAATACGTTCCTCAGAAACTTTTCTCTGTGTGGCAGGAAACGGATCCCCGACAGCATACTCACGGCCTTTCGGGAACGTCTTACCCTTGTCCTGCAGGTCACGGAACGGATGAATCACTTTATACTTTGTCATCTAAGTTCCCTCCTTGATTATGCGCCTGACGCCGCCTCAAACTTAACCACTTTAGCGTCATTGTACAGGTACGGTGCATAGTGCTGGTCCGCTGTAACAACCGTCGTTTTATTCACGATGTTACGTTCGCTTTCCACTTGTGCGCCGCGCTTCATTACTAATTTAAGTGCGCCAGACTTCACAAGGAATCCTTCGCCTTCTTCGAGTTTTCTTGAACGTACGATCTGAACGCCAAGGATTTCACCAATTGAACCATTAACCACTCTGTTTGCACCAACTTCAGTTGCTGATAGGAAGTTTGTGTTTGCATCCGTGCGCAATGCTGAAGCATCTGCCGGGCTGACCAGTAGTGTAAGTGGCTCGTCATCCTCATCATCGAAAATATCAATGGCAGCTTGTAAACCTTCAACAGTCTTAATATCGCCATCTGATGTTTGCGTCGCACCATTAAGCGCTGTGATGATATCCTCATCAACTTTATTCGCAATTGCTAACTGTAATTGACTTGCAGCTTCACCAAGTGGATCACCGTAACCCGAAAGAACAGCTTCATCAGTGATTTCCACACCTTTACCAGCTTTCTTAACTTCAACTTGCTTAGAAGTGCTTCCGAGTTTATCAAGTGGAATCGCTGTACCCTCCGGAACATCAACTGCATCACCAATGTAAGTGAATGCTGGGAATTTTAGGATGCTTCCTGGTTGCCCTTGTAGCGTTGTATCTACATTCGCTAGTGGTGAGAAACGGATTTTTTCTTGTAGTTCAAATGAAACCATGTCTGCTAATACTTCGGGATTGATTAGATCTGCCAATTTAGTTTGTGTCATAATAAATTACTCCTTTATAATTTTGTTGTACATCTCCGGATTGTCATTTTTAAGTTGAACTTTCTCCGGGTATGTCATGTTTTTAAATTCTTCCGCGCTAATTACTTTCTCAGTCCTTGCGTGTACTTTCGGCGACTTTCCACTCAACGCTTGCTTGACACCCTCTTCAACTTTTTCGTTGAATATATTCACAAATGAGTTTACAGCTGCCTGTGTGGCCTCTGCATCCTCCTTTACAACGAATGAGAGTAATTCATCATCTGCGTGAATGTTATTCTCAGAAAGCATTTTCGAGGCTTCTTTAGACAATGAATAGAACTGATCTTTGCGTTTGTATTCTTCAAGTTCTTCTTCAAGTTTCTGACGTTCATGCTCACGCTTTTCATCAGCATTCATCTTTGCCAACTTCTCAGCTTCAGCAACGGCTTTCTCTGTCGCTTTCTTTTCGCGTGCCACGCGGTCCTGAATTATTTTCGTTAACTCAGATTCCGTATAAGTTTTTTCGGTTTTTTCAGTTTGTTCTTCTTCTTCGTTATTGGCTTCAACTTCTGTATTTTCTTCTTCGATTACTTCAGTGTTCTTTTCTTCTTCATTCATAATTAATTCTCCTCATTTTTAAGTCGCGGTAGACTATCTACTCACGAAGTTTAACGTCACCATCGCGGATGTGGACGAAATAAAGAAACAGTTTAATGACATACTCAGGTCTTTAACAAGGTAGCCGATATTCGACTAAGTACATTGTAGTACAATCAAGATACCCACTTGCTCATAGTGGACCACCTCCTCTAGGATTGTTTACAGCTATTGATACTCACTGTGCATCACCCCTTTCAAGTTGGCGGTTTTTAATCATACGGTCGTTTGATTAGTAAATCAGCCAGATCGATGGTAACTTCGTCCTTCTTGGCATCCTGTTGCAACTGGATGCACTTCTCAATCTCCTCATCTGTATAACCGTACTCTTTAGCCTTTTTGATAAACTCATTTCTGTTCATCATCATTTTTACCTCCCGAATTTAGCTTTATATTCCGCTTCGATTGTTTCGCCGATTACACTGGCGATTGCTCGCGGTTCAGGGTTATTCAAATATTCAGTCCAACCCTCAGCAATCATTTCACTATACCGTTCAGGGTTGCTGTTGTTCCAGGCGTATTCCGACAAATCTTCCGTAATCTCTCTGGCTGTTCTAATGTCAAAGAGTTCTTGGATGTGTTCCATATCTTGGATGCCGAGCAAGTCATCGAGCTGGTGTCCAATCTCATGGTCCAGGATAGCCCGCGGGGAGTTTGAACCTATTGGATTCCACTGTCTTTTTTCAGATAATTCGAGTCCGCTCTTCATCGTGGTGTAATTGGTGGCATTGTTCTTATTGACCGTAACGCCGGAGATGTCCTTAAATACCGGGATGTCGGTAGATATTGACTGTGCCATGGTGTTCCGGGAAGGACTGAAGCCCACAAGCGCATTGTCAGCCTGTCGCTTTGCAAGTGGCCTTAGCATGTCTTCACCGTGGTTTGGATGTTCTGCCTTTAACTTGTTGAACGCATACGTTTCATAGTCCTTGCGCAGTTTTTTGTTCCGTTCCTGTGCAGTACCCACGAATTTCAATTCCTTCTGAAGTTCTGGGAACTTCTCGAAAGTGTCTCGCAGCGCTTCGTTCCATTCATTCGCAACCTTACGTACGTCAATACCGTTGTACTTAACCTCGGGAATGCCGAGAGTTTCTTTGCCGTACTTGTTGGCTTGTGCTATGTTTTTAGCCGGTGTGAACGGAATGGTTTCTTCCTTCGGTTCCTCCACCTCTGGTAGATCCTCAACGTGTCCAGCAATGGCACACCGACAATGCGGATGCATTGGGCTGGCATTCTCACCTGGAACCATATCTTTGACATCAAAGACTTTATCTTTATCATCTAAAGCAGCGCATATGTCACAAGCAGTAGGTTCAGCGATAAATATATACTGATCGACACCATTATCTTTGAACGATTCCGCAGCTGCTATCGTCTGCGCTCTCGCTGTTTCAGTAATCAATATACGTTCCGCAGCGTGTTGTTTCTTACCATACTCATCACGTATTAAACCCTTGATGTTCGCTGCTGATCTATACGGATGCTCTCCGCGGATCAATGCACGTCCTATCGCTTGGTTGACTTCGCTGCGCAGCTCCCTTTGATTCGCCCATATACGGTCAGAGAACGCCGCACCTGACACACTTGATAATAATGTAGCCCTTGCCAATGTGTTCAACTGTGCTTGTGTTGGTGCTGCCACACCCAGTATACCTGCTTGCTTTTCATACTCTTTGATTGTCTGTTCCGTGATGTGTTTTGCTGTCAATTCTTCTTCTTCAAGTGCTAAAGCGATAATATCCAAGTTGATACGTGCTTCTATCAGTTCTAAGCGGTTACTTCGCATTGTGATGTTATACCTGCGTAGTTCTTTGTTCGCCTGTGGTGTGAAGTTCTTTTCTTCCACATACTTCTTAGCAGTAGATTGGAAGTTCTCAACATCCGTCTTGCTGATAATCTTCTTCGCTTCCGCCATGCTCACACCTTCTTTATCTGCGAACTTCATAATGTCTGCATCGATATGGCGCTGTATATCGTCAAGAGAACTCTTATATATCTTTCCCATCTCACGTTTCACCTTACGATCATCTTTTAATGACTGCTCGATGTATTTCATTTGCTGCTGTCGGTACTTTGCATAAGTCACCATGATTACTCACCTGCCAAGTCATCAGTAGTGCTATCAGTCGTCACTTCAAAATCGTATTCAGGTAACTCACGCTCTGCATCCATTCGTTCTATTTCAGTCTGCACGTCATCAACAATAGACAACGTGGATAGTTGTAACTCTTTAGACACCACACCTTCAAGATCGCGTGCTGTCTGTGCTTCGTCTTGAATGTTGCGCGGTATGTTTCTGATGAAACGGTATTCCACCTCTACCCAGGAATCTTTATCACTTGCCGGCACGTTAGTCGGTAACGCTGCAAAGCATTTGAATAAGTCATTCAGCCCTTTGGTAAATTTACGTTCTTTCATGCCGGA